AGTCCATGTCATCTTTGGTAAGACCATAACCTGATGTAATAATCCAAATAGTTTTATTGTCTTGCAATTTATAAACAGAATGTAATCTGCCACCATTGCTATTTTTGACTACCTGATTGTTAGTCTCTGCGTCTTCTGGTGCTAGATCACCCCAATCTCCGTTAGCGTGTAGCATAACTTTTGATCTGATGTCTTGTTCTCTAGCAGAACTAAATAATTGATACTCGTTGACTTTCTGAGAGAAAGCTAGTGTACCGAGTGATTTCCTTTTAGGCTTGACTGTAACTGTCATTGATAAAGATAAAGATAAAGTACATTCTTAATGTACAGGATAAGTTAGTACTTGTCTAGTACTATGTTACAAAATCGTAACAATTAATTTTGGCTATCTTGAAATAATTGGTCGATAGCTTTTTCTAATAGCTGACTTGCCAAGACACTATGTTGTATAGGGTCAGTCTTAACTCCCC